TGCGTTAAGTGTTATTCTTTTTTGTTTTTGCATTTTTACCTTTCTGTTAATTTTTATTTTTTAACACTTGACAATAGGATAGTCAAGTATTATATTGGATTTAATAAATTAGTTAAGTTTTATCTCTAACTCGTTTCTAATTTATTGGGACAACTTCTAGTTGTAAAGCGACTTACGAGAACTGCACAACTAGAACTGATCCCTGGTTCCAAAGGTAAATAAGGCGCATTTCTAGAATGCCGATTGCATACTTTGGGACCTGGGATCAGGTTGTGTGATGTTTACTCTGGTTAACGCGGGAGAATAACAATTACACCTGGTCCGGCCCTGGCCGCTTTATGCGTATACTGGGCCGTAAGCTTCAAGCTTCAAGCTTGACAGCTGATCCAGGATATGATAGGATGTATTTAGAAAGGAATAATTATGGACACTACACAATTAAAAAGAATAGCAGACGCTCTAGAAGAGGTCCTGCGGCTGGTGAAGAAGGACCAGGAAGAATCTAAAAAGAGATGGGAAGAGGATAATTTAACATCTGCTTCTGCTTCATTTAAGACTAAAATAAATGACTAGAAGAATTGACAACCCAGTGGTTTTAATTAACCACTGGCGCTGGCTCGTGGCCAATGGTTACAAGAAGGAAGCGGCAAGCTGCAAGCTCCAAGCGGCAAGCTTGACAAGAAAGTATTATAATGATATCCAGGAAGTTAAAGGAGAAAGAAATGCAAACAAAAGAAGCACTTAAAATTATAGGCGGTTCGCTGTCCAAGCCTTCAAAAATGCCTGGCTGGTCGATAGGTTTACCTGCCAAAGAATGCAAAACAGGCTCGAAGCTCCAGAAGGTGCCGGGCTCTGTGTGTTATGATTGCTATGCATTAAAAGGCTGTTACGTGTTCAAGGTTGTTCAGGAAGCTCAATACAGAAGGCTGGCAGCAATCACAGGTCCACACTGGGTTGAAGCAATGGCGCACCTAATCAACAGCAAAAAGCCAGATGTATTCAGATGGCACGATTCAGGCGATGTACAGGATCTGAACCATCTTAAAAAAATTTATGAAGTCTGCAGGTTAACACCTGGCAAGCGTCACTGGCTGCCAACCCGTGAAG